CCATTATATGATACTGTTGTACCTGATACTGAAATAGTTCCTTCTTCTGTAGAGTCTTGTCTTAAAGAAACAAGTGTACCATCATTAGTTAATCTATTTACTATTACAGGACCTGTAGATGATGCAGTGAAAATTCCTTGACCATTAGCCCCTAATTCACATCCTAAAGTTGAAGATCCTGACGCTGTTTTTGCAACTAATACATCTCCACTAGAGTTTATACGCATACGTTCTGTGTTGATAGTAGCAAATCTCATTGCGTCAGAACCGTGGTCGTAACTTACTCTTCCAGATAATGTGCCGTCTGAATCTCTCCAATTAATGTACCCTGTTTGACTTGCACCTAACTGTTCTAAATTAATCCCTTGATTATCTGTTAAAGCAACTTCTAATTTATTGTCAGGACTACTAGTACCAATCCCTACATTACCACTACTATCACTTACTACAAAGTTTCCACCACTTACTGTAGGTAAAGTAATTGTAGTTGTGCCTGATACTGCAGGTGAACTTATGGTTACAGAACCACTTGTATTTCCATTTAATACCAAAGATGCCATTATTTTGCCTCTAGTGATTTCTTAAGCATATCTACAAATGCTTGTTTACCTACGTTTAGCTGGTCTAGGTTAAATTGTGATGATGCTATTTTACGATCTAGGTCAGAGATATGGTTGATAAACATTTGCTGTTCTTGTGTCATATCTTCATATGTATAGTCTTTATCGTCTATAGTGATGGTTGTTTTTTTGTTTTCTGCCATGCTATATCCTTTCTTATTTAGGGAATCTTTGTAAAATATCAGCTATTTTATCTAGCCATTCTTGTTGAGTTGCTTCACCACGTTGCCATTTAAAAAATATTGGATCAGATTCTTCTTTATAAGCTCTAGCCCTTGCTTCTTTGTTTTGCAAAGATGTATATTCTGCTAATGCAGTTTCATAATTAGGAAATGATGTAATAAGCTCTTGTGTATCAGGAATGTGGTCAAAGAATACTTCATCACCTTCTACTTGATCTGCACCACCACAATCTCTAAAAGATATACCGTTGTTGTAATATGCTCTCATTATGCCCAACTTCCTACGTTTACGTTAGCACCTGATGCTGCTAACGGTGAAATTTTAATGTATGAACCTATTGCTGTTGTATAAGCACCACCTGGTGCTGCTGATAATGTATATTGTGGAATAAATGTTCCACCAGCATTGACTGATACTGTTCCTTTAATTAAAAATTGATAATACTCTGCAGCAGTAGTAGTTGCAGCACCAAAAGCAGTTGCTGATGCTGTAGCAATATAAAATGATACAGTTCCTACTCCAGTATCAGTAAATGAAGTAGCTCCTCTAGTCCATATTGCTTCATATCCAATATTATTTAAAGTAGCAGTTCCACCAAAACCTAATGATAATGTATGAGATGTTACACCAGCAGACTTACTTAAAGCAATTACAGCTTCAAACTCATACTGTGTAGAACCTACTAGCGTTACACCAACACCAAATACAGATTGTGCGCCTGTAGCGTTAGAACCTGCATATCCAGAGTTAAGTCTGTAGTATTGCCATGCAAGCATACGACCAGCAGATAATCCGTTTACTGTACCTTGTGCATATCCACTAGAGTCTATACGCATACGTTCTGTGCCGCTTGTTCTCCAAACATATTGAAGTGCATCAAAAGCCATTTGCACATAAGCTGCGCCACTTCTATTATATGCTTGTATAAATGGAGCGCTTGAAAGGCCAACAGGACCAATCTCTAAACCAGCTCCACCACCATTTGAAATAACTAATTGATATGCTGGACTACTTGTACCAATGCCTACATTACCAGAGGAGTCGATACGCATGCGTTCTGTGTTGTTAGTAGCGAACAGAATAGGATATGCTCCACTGTGCCATAAAGCTGCTCCATAAGCAGCGCCAAAACTAGAGCCAGTTGAGCTATCTAATGCTACATAAAAATTCCCACCTGTGTTCGATACCCAATACTGTGTTGAATTAGTGCCAGTTGTAGATGTATTCTTTATAATTGATGTTGCAGCCTTGACATCTAAAATACTACTAGGACTACTTGTACCAATCCCTACATTCTGTGATGTATCTATAGTAAGTGCTGCTGTAGTACCATTAGTTTGTAATTGTAGGCTTCCGCTATTATCTGGAGCTACTTGTAATCCACTTGTTGTGGTTGCACGAATTATACTTGACATTATACGATTACCCAGCGTGAAGATGAAGGAACTGTAACTGTTACACCAGATGAAATTGTAATATCACCAGCTTCTACAGAGTTATATCCTGTAGGAAATGTGTAAGATGTACCTATAGTTCCGTTACTTAAATGTAGTCCATTAGATGTTGCAAATTGTGGCGAGTAAGCATCATTGTTAGCATCTTGATACACAGATTCTGTAGCAGGATATGTAACAAATACGTTTTTTGTACCAGCATCCAAATCTATTTTAGATCCTGTGCTAGATGCTAATACAGTATCTCTAGATAAAGTAGTGCCTGATGATGTATATGTGCCTAGACCTACTTCCCATTGTGTTGTGCCTACAATAGCGTAATAAGTAGTATTACCATTACCGATAGCAGAGAATGACTGAAATCCAGTCGCTGCACCAGCAAGTGTAATAGTGCCTGTACCTGTAGTGGTAGTAGTTTCCTGTACCCTATCCTTGACTACTAGAGCCATGAATTATCCTTAAGCTAATGTAACTGAAAGATTGCCTGTTGAAATCTTAAAGATGTCACCAGTATCAATTGTTTTAGATGTATCTAAAGGTGTATGGTAAAGTAAATTACCTGATGTAGAAGCATCATTAATACCAATCCAACCTACTGTTCCCCATGAAGCTGTTGCTGTTGGGAATGTTACGTCAGCAGAATTAGTAGTAACACCATTAGAAGGTGCGCCAAATGTGACTGATGTTCTAGCATAAGAACCACCAGATACTTCTGTACCTGAACCTGCATCTGTAGGATCTGTTGTCCATAGTGATACATAAACTGTTGCTGGTGATGTATATGTTGTTGCTCTTAGAGTAGCATTGATAAGTGCGTTCTCTAAAAAGTTACTCATTTCTGCCATAATATTTTCCTTATCTTGGGGTAACGCTTAATGTTGTGTATGAATATGTTTGACCTAAATCGCTTTTCTTAATATTAGCAATTGCTCTATCATATAATGCTGACCAAGTTTGAATTCTTGGATCGTTCATAAGATACGGTTCTGCTTCTGCTAATGTTGCGTAAAGTAAAGCATCTGGGTAGTATGCTAAATACAAGTTACTAGCAGTTGTGCTAGAAATAAATGTAGGTTGAGCATAGTATAAAATTTGAATAGTGTATGTTGTATCTTGGCTAGGTGCAAACTGAAATTCTGTGCCTAACATTGTAAAGTAGTGTGAACGACCTGATAATGTGGTTTGACCATTACGGAAAAATAAATCAGGTGTTTGAAACTCTAATAGAATTGGAGGATTTCCCTGTAAGTGCATCTCTCTTAATTCTAAGAAGTCAGTAGGGAAAGCTACTTTGTTATCTGTAGGCGTAGTTGTTGCTACTTGTAACATTCTTTCTGTGCGTAAATCACGACTCATTCTTAATTGTGCCATCTGAACAAAGTCAGGAATGATACTTGTTAAGTCTGTTCTCGCTAGATAGCTTTCTACTGTTGATACAAAGCTAGTATAGTTTGTAAATGCCATGTTTATCCTTTTTTAACAAAGAAGATACAACCATTGGTCATAGCTACTTGTTTAATTATCTTAAATCTTAGTTTTATTTTGTCTTCCCACCATGATAGTGGTTCTTGAATGAGGTGTGCATTACGACCATCTGGTAGAATTTTAGCTGCAGGACCAGTATGTATCGTAAATAATCCAAATTTCATTGTCACACGTTGTAAATCGTTTAGCACATTATCCAATAATTCAGGCTCTATATGCTCTAGAACGTCAATACAAGCTACGAACTCTGTTGGTTCAGGGGTAGATGACCATAATTCATTACTTGGCTCATACGGAGTGTATTTTACATCTACTGTAAGAGCATCTTTTAGTCTACATTTACCTGCACCGTAGTCTAATAAATATCTTATCTTGTTTTCTTTTATGATTAAGTCTATAAGTGGTGCATATCCTACACTTGCAATACCATAATTGATATCTTCATGCAGTTTAGACTGCATTTCTCTGTATTCGTCAGATATTAAGTTGCTCAATGACTTCTTTCCATGTTCTATCGTCTTGATAAATAAGTCTCATGTGTCTATACCATGGCATACTTGGTTGAGCATAACGCCATTGGTGATATTTAGGCACTAAACACCATGTTTTAATAC